GGCTGGAGGGCTATCCGGAGGCCATGAAGAAGGCGCGCAGCGAGTTCTTCGAGGAGGCCGGACGAGAGATGCTCTCCACGGTGCGCCGCCGCATCGGCGGTCAGGGCTATGTGGCAAATGTGCAGGATCAATATGTCGGTTCCGGAGGAGGCTACGCAGCCGTCCGCGCCAAGGCAAAAACCGAACTAAGAGGTTATGCTGCCGGATATGTAACCAACGCACTGGAAGGCGGACACGTGCAAACGCCAGGTCGGTATGTTCCGGCAATGGGCAAGAAACTCAAAGCTAATCGTGTAAAAGGAAAGTATATGTACCGCAAGACAGCCGCTGAGCTGCCGCAGATCGCCGAAAGAGGCGCGCAAGAAATCGAGAAGAAGGCCATGGCCTACCTGGAGGGGAACGGATGAACAGCACGGAGATTCTGGACGCCGTCAACGCGCGTCTGCTGGAAAAGTGGCCTGAGCGCACCGTCTATATCAACGTCTGCCCGGAGGACTATGAACGCCCTTCCTTCTGGATCGAGGTCACGCGCGACGACCGCACGCCGGTCACGCAGCGCATGACGAAGCGGAATGTACAGATCCGGCTTACACTGCACGATGAGGCCGATGAGCACTATGACATCAGCTGGGCAAGGCTCAACAACGATGTATCGGCGTGCCTGAAGCTTATGATGCAGGTCCTGCACGTGGGGGCGCGCAGGCTGCTGCCGCAGCTGCAGAGCATGCCGCGGAACGTTGACAGAGCTGCTATTCTGCTGAATTTTGAATTTATGGAAAGCAATGAAGAGACCGCACCGGAGATCCCGACGGCGGACTCTTACCAGATCTCCGTGCAGGTAAACGGCGGAGAAATTTATCAAAGGAGCGAATGAGTATGGGACTGCCTGAACTCACTTTTACCCTGAAAAAAGCCGCGGAGACGGTATCTACCCGCATTTCCCGCGGCGCAGTCGCGCTGATCCTGCGCGACGCCAAAGCAAACGGCGTACACGTCGTTTGCCAGGAGAGCGATATCCCGACGACGCTCGGCGCGGACAATATCGCATACATCAAGCGTACCCTGATGGGCTACATCAACCGCCCGAGCGCTGTGTACGTCTCCGTTGTGCCGGCGGCCGGAACGATCGCGACGGGCTTCGGTGCACTGGCGGCCTACACCTATGACTACATCGCGGGCCCGCCCGACATCTCTGCTGAAGACGCCACGGCGCTTGCCGCGCTCGTCAAGGAGCGCCGCAAGCTGCGCTATATCGGCAAGGCGGTGCTGCCCAACACTGCGGCGGATTATGAGGGCGTTATCAACTTTGTGTCTGCCGGTATCACCGCCGGCGGCAAGACGGCTTTCTCTGCCGCGGCTTACTGCTCGCGCATCGCGGGTATGCTGGCTGGTACGCCCGCGCAGTGCAGCGCGACCTATGCGCAGCTGAACGAGGTGACCGGCGTGACGGCGACCGAGAACCCCGACGCGGCTGTCGACGCCGGCAAGCTCTTTATCGTCGATGACGGCCGCGTGCGCAAGCTGAGCCGCGCCGTGACCAGCAAGGTCACGATCGGCGACACGGAACCCGAGGCGCTCAAGAAGATCAAGATGACCGCGGCCATCGACCTGATCCGATACTACGCCGTCTCGAGCGTCGAGGACGACTACTTCGGCAAGTGCGCCAACACCTATGATGACAAGTGCGTCCTGCTGCTGGCGATGCAGGACTACCTCAAGAGCTTGGAGAACTCCAAGGTGCTGGAGAGCGGCTCGTCCGGCGCGGTGCTCGACGCTGACGCGACGCGCAAGTATCTCATCACCGCCGCCGGCGACGATGCCACCGAGGCGGAGCGCATCAAGAAGCTCAGCGACAATGAGGTCATCAAGGAGAACACCGGCAGCAAGGTGTTTTTGAAGCTCTACGGTAACATCATGGACGCCATGGAAGACTTCGCCATTGTTTTCGAGGTCTCCCCAAGCGTCATTGCAGCCTGATAGGAGGAAACACACATGAGTGAAGCTATTGACGCCGCGCTGGTACGCAGCGGCACATGGGGCAGCCTGTGGATCGACGGCGAACAGGTCGCCGAGTGCTACGGCTGCCAGGCTAAGATCAGCAAGACCAAGGAGAGCGTTCCCCGCTGCCGCGCCATGATGGAGGACAGCAAGCTCGTATCCACCAAAGGTACCGGTTCCATCCGCATCTACAACGTGACTTCCCGCCTCATTGAGCTGGAGGGCGAGGCGCTCAAGACCGGCAAGGACCTGCGCCACACGATCATCAGCAATCTGGACGACCCCGATAACCCGAACAACCAGCGCATCGCGCTCATGGGCGTCAGCTTTGACGACCTGACGCTCGCGGACTGGGAGGCCGCCAAGCTCGGGCAGATCGAGTCCCCGTTCACATTCAACGACTATCAGATGCTGGACACCTGAAAGTATTGCGCAGCACCGCCGGGAGACCGGCGGCGCTGCGCATAGTCAAATCTGGAGGAAAATATGGAAAATACCATCGTCAATCAGAATGTCGCCGCAGAGCAGCCGTCTGTGCTGGATCTGCTGCTGGGCGAAAAAGTGGTCAACGTGGCGAAGCACCTGCCGACGGCCAAGTTCGAGATCCCGCGCCTGAGCGAGGCGGCCGGCACTCCGGTCATCTTCACGCTTCAGGCCCTGCCCTACGGGCGTGTGCAGGACGTCAGACGTCTTGAGCAGGACGCCGAGCTTCAGATCCTGCTGGCAGGCTGCATCGATCCCGACCTGAAGAGCGCGCCGCTGCAGCACAAATTCGGCGGGATCACGCCGGCAGAGACGCTCAAGGCGATGCTGCTGCCCGGTGAGATCGCCGATCTGAGCCGTGAGATCGAACGTCTGAGTGGTTATCGCCGCGCGACCATCGAAAAGGTAAAAAACGCCTGACGGAGGGCAGCGACCCGGAGCTGGGGCTGGCCTATTATCTCTTCCATGTGCACGGCATTCTGCCGGGTGACTACTACGGCCGCCCACAGGGAGAAAAGGATCTCATCTGGGCGCTGTCCTCCTATGAAGCAACCGCACACGACCGCCCTGCACCGCGCAGCAAAGCCATCAAGATCACGCGGGTCAAAAAATAAAGCCGCCCCTTCGGGCGGCTGAGACTCTAAAAGAAAGATGGAAGCAATACAGCGATCAGAAGTGAGACTGCTATTGTGACGACGGATGCCTTCGTCGTAGGTATCACGCTCCGTACTTCTGTTTCATTGCAAAAAGGTTGTTGCACCCAAAAACAGGGCAAGCACAACAGCAACCATACAAAGCCAAAAGTCAGCATCAAGCTGTTCAGAAAATTTCACTCCATCAAGGTATTCAAAAGAATGCGCCTTAAACCAGCGCACACCGAAAAACACAGCAGCAGCAAAACTCAGCAAAAAGAGGAAAACCATATACACAACCTCCTTCTTTTTGTTCATTATATGCGTTTTTATCACAAAGTCAACAGAAAGCGGTGATTTAATGCCGGAAACATCCATTGTAATCAAAGCTACCGACCGATATTCCGATGTTCTCAAAACGTTGTCCAAAACGACCAAGGCTTTCACCAAGGATGTAGACAGTCTGGAAGAGGGCCTTTATGCCCTCAACAAAAATAAATATACGCTGAAGCTTGATGCCAAAAAAGCACAGCAGGCTCTTAAGGAAGCCGAAAAGCAGTTTGACCTGACTCACAGTGCCGCAGACGGCCTGAAAATGGAACTGGCACAGGCAAACTACGACAATGTTGTCCGCAACCTTAATGCTGTTACCAAGGAAGCACGAAACACAGAGAAGGAACTCTCCAAACTGGAGAATCGCTCTGGCGGCGGTGGCGGTGGCGGAGCTGCGAATTTTGGTAAAAGTGTTGTTCAGGCACTTGCAATCAGCGGGATCACCGACAGTGCAAAGCAGCTTCTTTCTCAAGGGGCTACAACGCTTGCAGGAAGCGCTTTCGGAAATGAGGGCGGAATGCTCTTTTCCAATGCGCTTTCTATGGCAACATCGGGCGCCTCTGCCGGGTTTATGGTCGCAGGTCCGGCCGGCGCGTTGGTCGGTGCAGGGATCGGCGGTTTAGTCGGTCTTGGTTCGGGTGCATTACAAAGCTACGAATCGCGGGATTCTGCTTTCAAATCCTACGTGCAGGACTCGGTGCAGGAGCAGCTGGACGAGCAAAGCAAATCGCTGACGAGCGGCAGTACGATCGCCGCGGGGCGCGAGACCGACAAGATCTCCTTCGCGACGCTGTTCGGCAGCCAGGAAACGGCCGACAGCTATCTTTCCGACCTTGTCAGCATGGCCAACTCGACGCCGTTTCTCTATGACGACCTGACAAGCATGAGCAAGACGCTCGCAACCTACGGCTACGATGCAGACAGCATCCTGCCGGTGCTGCAGACCATCGGCGATGCCGGCGCGGCGCTTGGTCAGTCTACGAGCGATATGAACTCGGTGGCCACTGCCATCGGTCGTATGAAGAGCAGCAACAAGACATCGCTTGAGTACCTCAACATCCTCAACGACCGTGGTATCGGCGCTGTTGGTATGCTTGCGGACGCTTACGGCGTGGATCAGGGCACGATGTACAGCATGATCTCCAAGGGAGAGATCGCCGGGCAGGACGCTGCCAGGATCATTCTGGACGCGCTCTCAGACAGCTTTGCAGGGTCAATGGAAGCCCAATCCAAGACCTTCAGCGGTATCACATCCACCATCGAGGGCCTGCAGCAGGAACTCGACAACGCCATGGGCGAAGGATACAACCAGACGCGTATGCAAGGGCTTGAAGCGCAGAAGGAATGGCTCGACGGCGACAACGGTCAGGAAATGCAGGAGGCCTATGCTGCGATTGGTGCTTGGAAGGCCTCGCTGGAAAATGCCAAGGAGCAGTACATCCGCGACGCGATGAATGACGCCATGGGCAGTGAAGCGTATAAAACCGCCGAAGCCGAGGGTGACGCCGCCGAGATGGGCCGTATCCTGATGCAGGCGAAAATCGCCGGCATGAACGAATATAACGCCAACGAGGGCAAGGACGAAGAGCTTGCGCAGGAGCTGAGCCTTATCGAATCCGTGCGTGACGATGCGGCACTCAACTCCGCTTACTGGGACGCCGGTTACACACTGGGGCAGGAATTCTCCAAGGGACGTACTGCCGCAACAAATGAAGCAATGGTAGAAGAGGCGTGGAGGCTTTCCGGACGCACCAAGGGGCGTCATGTCACAAACTGGAACGCTCGCGCGATCGGCATTGACTATGTCCCTTATGACAATTTCCCCGCCCTGCTGCACGAAGGTGAAAAGGTCCTGACGGCCGGTGAGGCTAGGCAGGAGAAAAACGGCGTCGGCAGCATCCAGATCGTCATCAACGGCATGACGGTGCGTGAGGACGCCGACATCGACCGTGTGGCGCAAGCGCTTCTGAGCAAGCTGGAAGAAGCCAACATGAGGGGGTAATGCCATGCAATTCTGTTTTATCGCCAACGGCGACGTGCTGACGCTGCCGATTACGCCGGCCTCCTACGAGTGGACGACCGGCAAGAACATTGAGACCATCAATATTTCGCAGCTCGGCGACGTGTACCTCCCCGGCAACCGCAGCCGGCACAGCGGCACGATCGAATGCTTGCTGCCATCTCAGGATTATCCGTTCAACCAGTCCGGGACGATCCTTGACCCCAGCTATTATCTGGAGCCGCTG